CCAAGATGGCGCTTGAGCGCACCGCAGAAATGCGTTTCTTGGGTCTCGCCCAGCTTAAGACCGAGGGCGGTCAGACCGCTTTCGATAACGGCGCTGGCGAACGCTACGTCTATAATCAGGAGCATACTGAGATCGCTCTCGGTTATGCCATCACCCGCAAGGCGATTGATGACAACCTGTACAAGACGCAGTTCATGCCCTCGAATCTTGGTCTGATTGAGTCTTTCCATCAGACGAAGGAAATCTACGGCGCGAACGTGCTGAACACCGCCACGACGTACAATGCGTCTATTGGCGGCGACGGCAAGGCTCTTTGCGCTTCGGATCACCCGATTGACGGTTCGACGGTTTCGAACATTCCGTCTACCCCGGTTGATCTGAACGAATCGACCCTGTTGAATGCGATGATTGCCATCCGCACGAACTTCAAGGACCAGGCTGGTCTGAAGATTTTTGCTCGCGGTCGCAAGCTGATCATTCCTCCGCAGCTTGAGCCTGTTGCGGTTCGCCTGACCAAGACGGAACTCCGTCCGGGTACTGCGGACAACGACGTCAATGCTCTGATGTCTACGGCCGGTGGCCTCACTGATGGCTACATGGTCAACGACTTCTTGACCTCTCAGTATGCTTGGTTCTTGCTGACCAACATCGACGGTCTGTCGTACATGGAGCGCGTGAAGTTTGAATCCGATATGCAGGTCGATTTTGTGACCGACAACCTTCTGGTTAAGGGTTACGAACGTTACAGCTTCGGTTACTACAATTGGCGCGCAATCTGGGGTTCGTTCCCCACTTCGTAAGTTGATGAGGGCGGGGTTAAAGATCCCGCCCTTCCATCTAGGCATTCAAACCATCCGACCGGCCTAGCGGACGCTGCACAGACGGATGGTTGACTCGTGCAGGAGGCTCTTATGGGCGTCACTACATTCACTGGCCCGATCACGGCGGGCGACGTTCTTGACACGACCGGCACTACTGTTGGTTCAATCAGGAACGTGGGTTTTGTCGAAATGGCTCAGTCGGTTGCCATCGTGCAGTCGGCTACTGCGGCGGCTACCACCATTGTTATCCCGGCCTACAGCACTATCGTTGCTATCGATGTGCTTGTAACCGTTGCATGGTCTAGCGCTACCACAACCTACACCCTCAGTGTTGGCACCTCTTCAACCGCGACAGAACTGGTTGCGGCGACGAATGCTAATGCTGTTGGCAGGCTCGCTCTTAGTCCTGGCACGGATGCCACCAAAACGGCTCTTTGGGCCAATGTTGGCAGTTCTGATGTTCAGATCTACGTCAAGTCTGGCGCTCCCAGCACCCCCGCTGGCGCTGGCACCTTGATTGTTCGTTATATCCAGGCGGCGAACGCCTAAGCCATAGGAGGCTAGTATGAAGGGTAAAGGCAAGCTCCAGTCCGGCAAGAATCCCGACAAGTCTCTTGGCGGCGATTTTTATGCTGGTGGTCAGTCTCAGGTTGCGGCTGACGCCAAGAACAAGTCTGAAGGCTTCAAGCGTGGCGGTAAGACCGTCAAGATGATGGGTGGCAAGGCTAAGGCTGATATGGGCCGCAAGCCCCGCATGAGCGGCGGCAAGGTCATGTCGTCTGCCAGCGGCCCCGGCACTCAGCGCGCCAAGTCTTCTCACTACTAAGATCACCCTCCCCGATCTAATGTGAGACTAACGGGGGCCGTGCGCCCCCGTTTTTATGGGAGACTCCGATGAGTGGTGCTTGGACACGCAAGGAAGGAAAGTCCCCGTCTGGTGGGCTTAATGCAAAAGGCCGGGCTTCTTTGAAGGCGGAAGGCCACGATATTAAACGTCCCCAGCCAGAAGGCGGTTCCCGAAAAGACAGCTTCTGTGCTAGAATGACCGGGTTAAAACGGAAACTGACGGGTTCAGCAAAAGCGGCTGATCCTGATAGCCGTGTTAATAAGGCACTTCGGAAGTGGGATTGTTGATATGGACAAACCTTTCTGGGAGCAAGATGCTCCAAAAGATGCTAAAGTGAAGCATCTTGACCGCAAGCAGATGCAGTCTGCTAAAGCGAGAGCAAGGGCGGCGGGGCGACCCTATCCTAACTTGGTTGATAATGCCGCCGCTGCGCGGGCTGGCAAAAGGAGTTAAAAATGACTGGTGTTGTAAACCAATCTATCACCCGCATTGGTCGATACGAGCCGTTTGAGCTTCAGGTTTCGCGTGGTCAGATCACGTTTCATTCACCCCAAAACATTATTGCGTATGGGACAACTCCCGCCACTGCCAACCTTTTCCGCACTGTCTGGGAAAACATGGCTACCACTGAATATGCGTTCCCCGGATCAGCGTTGACTATGCAGCTTGTTAGCACTGCGGCTGGCGACACTGCTACTGTCACAGTTGTTGGTTTGGATGCCAACTACAATCAGATTACTGAAAATCTGGTCTTGAACGGCACCACAAACGTCCCGACAGTCAACCAGTATTTCCGCATCAACTCCATGTTCATTGCGGTGGGAAGCGCCACCAACCCGGTTGGCGTGGTGTCACTTTCGAACGGCGGCACTGTTTACGCTCAGATTGCCACGGGTGTTTTCAATGGAACAACGTCTAGCGTTGGCCGCACCCAAATGGGTGTTTTTACTGTTCCTGCTGGATACACATTTTATGGCATTCGCTACGGCGCATATTCCTCGTTTAACGGAAATAGCGCAAACTATACAACGTATCGGGCTATTACAAATTCTTCCACGGGTGTTCAGCAAATGATTGTGCAGACACCTTTTAATACTACCTATGAAGTACAACGTCATTATCCGTTCCCTTATGCCGAAAAAACCGACCTCCGCTTCCAAGTTGCTTCAAGTGCAGCCACTGCTGCGGTTGTCAGTTTGAATATCGGTGGCATTCTCATCAAGAATGACGGCTCGCTGGACTCATAACATGACAACAAGCGGCACATATACGTTCAATCCTGCACTTGGTGAGATTGTGCTTTATTCGTACAATCTCATTGGGGTGCGAAATACGTCTGTGCTGCAAGAACACATGCAATCGGCGCGCATGGCGGCAAACATGCTGCTCTCCCGCTGGGCCAATCAAGGTGTGAACCTCTGGGCCGTTGATCTCATCACGGTTCCGTTGGTGAAGGGAACGTCCACCTACCCGGTTGATGGCAACACTGTTGTGATGCTGGACACCTACATTGAAACTGTCAACGGATCGAGTCAGCCCATTGATCGCCTTATTCTACCGATTAGTCGTACGGAGTATGCTTCGTATCCTAACAAAGAGCAGCAAGGGTTCCCCACGACTTACTGGTTCGACAGGCTGCTATCCCCGACAGTGACGCTTTGGCCTGTGCCAGATGGAACGACGACTTCGTTGAAGTATTACCGTGTCCGTCAGTTGCAGGATGCGAACTTGCAGAATGGCCAACAGGTTGAAATCCCTTATCTTTGGATGGAAGCATTTGCCTATGGATTGGCCCAGCGGCTTGCTACAATCTGGGCTCCAGATAAAATGATGATGCTTAAGCCTATGGCTGATGAGGCGTATGCCATCGCTGCTGCCCAGAACGTAGAAACCGCACAGCAGTACATTTCCCCTATCATTTCCGGCTACTTCCGATAAGGGGGCGTAATGGGTTACGCTTCACAAGCCGGGAGAGCCAGAACTAGCCCGAGAAACCCGCAGGCACATGCAATATGTGACCGCTGCGGATTTCGCTATAATCATGTGAATTTGCGCTGGCAGTACGATTGGCGCGGCGCATCAATGCAAAATATCAAAATTCTGGTTTGCGAAACATGCTATGACGCGCCCCAAGAGCAACTTCGAGCGATTGTTGTTCCGGCAGATCCGACGCCTATCATCAATGCTCGTGTTCAGGATTTCGCTGTTGCCGAAACGAATACGCGCTTTACATCTGGTCAGAATACGGTTGATCCCACCACCAATATTCCCATCATTGGTGGCGATACGCGCATTACGCAGGATTACAAGGATCGTGTCACCCAAACGACTGGCGAGGCCCCCGGTGGCCTTAATCAGCTTCCCGGCACCGATCCAAACTCTGTCACTTACCGCACCATTACGAACGCCACGAACAATGGTTTTGGTCTGATTCGCCTTAGCATGGCGACGACCAATGGCATGATAACCGGCCAAAACGTGACTGTTCAGGAAGTCAGTGGCGTCCCGAATGCGAATGGGAATTGGGTCATCACGGTAATCAATTCGACCCGTGTTGATCTTCAAGGGTCAACATTTGATGGATCGTATTTGTCTGGTGGGTATGTCATCAACGATCCAAGCTTGCCCTATGGATTTGAGCAAGTTCCGCGCACTGGTCCTTTGAATGGACTGCAAACTTACGTTAAATGGACCAACAACAGCGGCGATGTCGTACTTTGGACGAATAACGCTGGTTCAGTAGTCCAGTGGACAGGGGATCAATAATGTCGTTGCCAATTACGATCACATACACATTTGGCAACCAAACTGGCTCAATCCCGTTGTCAGAATTGGACGCTGACTTCTCTTTGTTGGTGAATACGATCAATGGCATCGGGAATGGTACGATTGCACTGACGACACTGACTGTTGGCACAATCAATCTGACCAATGTTCCTACTGACCTTCCTGCTACCGCTGGTGTTCTCTGGAACAATGGCGGAACGCTCTGCATATCATGAGGCTGATCATGCGCTCTCTTAAACTGGCTCTTGGGTTCATGCTGACTGCGACTGCTGCTGTAGCGCAAAGTTACCCGTCTCCTATAGTCAACAACACAACCGTTAACGGAAATTTTTATACGCCGTCAAAAACCGGATATTTTTACGGAAACGGCGGAAGCGCCGCAGGTTTTTCAACCACAATTCCGACAAGTGTTTTAACTGGAACACTTGGAACTGCGAATGGTGGCACTGGACTGACGGCTCTTGGTACGGGTGTGGCAGCGGCTTTTGCACAGCCGGTGACGGGGACGGGCGGGATTGTTCTTGCGAAGACGCCCGTGTTTCAAACGACCCCCACTGGTTCTTTGAGCGCGCCCATTGGGTTCAACAATCCAATTGGACCCTTTGTCTATGCGGCGAGCGACAATGCGGCGTCCACAACAACGCCCGGCCAACATATCCCCACGTTTTTTGATGTCGAAGGAACCTTCGGTGGGAGCGCCGTCAATGACGGGCGCAACGGAATCGCTAGTTATATCAACCTAACCAGCGCGACGAGCCCATCAAATACATATCGCTACTATACCGCTGGAAATTTCTTTGCGGATATGAACGTATCCGATAATGGAACAAGCGGTTCGCCACAAGGCTGGGTTTACGGTTTGGGCGCGGTCGCGCGGTTGCGAAACGGCGCAACCAACTACGCCGGTTTAATAGGCGCGGAATTTAACATCGCCGCCAATACCGGGTCCTCCGTCGCTTTTAAAGCTGCGTTAAGTTTGCTCCCATGGCCGGAGGACAAAGTAGCGGGCACGGTCGTGGACGCAGACTTGTGGATCAGCGCTGGGGCTGGCGGCATAGGCCAGACCAATGCCATAGAAATTGACAATTTCGCCGGTCGTTTTCCGGTCATCGCAACGGGCTCAATTATCCGCGCTCAAGGCGGCACGGTGGCGACGGGCATTGATTTCAACTCCATGGCTTCGATGAGCGGAAACGTCCTTCAGTGGAATTCCGGTAACTATTCGTTGGCGTGGACCGGGGAGGCCTCGCTTTCCGGCGTTAACGTCACTACTGGTGGGACATACAAAGTAAACAATGTTGCTGGTGTTTCTTGTGCCGCTGGGACAGTAAATTTAGCTACGCTTGTTGTAACAGGTGGCATAATCACGCACTGTTAAAGGACCACCATCAATGTCATTCCCAGTCTCAGTCCCCTGCACCTTCGCCAATCAGAGCGGTGAGATTCCGCTATCGGAGTTGGATGCGAACTTCGCTGCTGTTGTGAACGGCATCAACGGCATAGGTGACGGGACAAACAGCTTGTCTAACGCGACAGTTACAGCTACTGGAAGCACAACCGCGAGGACACTGGCAGCACGATTCACTGATGTTGTTAATGTTTTGGATTGGGGTGCAAGTCCATCCGCTAGTGCAAGCACAAACACAACAGCTATTACCACTGCCATTAACTCAATTGCAACCTCTGGTGGCGGCGTTGTTTTTTTCCCCGCTGGGTCTTATAACTGCAATCCAATTTCCATAAGCAACGCATTTAACGTTTCATTAGTAGGTGAAGATAGGCAAGCTACCACACTACTTTTGGCTACCACCGGTAATCTTTTGACGTTTTCAAACGCTCAAAATTGCCTTGTCTCTCAAATGACGTTTGAACTTTCAGGGACAGCGCAAGGAATTGCCAACACATACGGTTTAATTTTTAATTCTGGCGGGGGAAATTGCCAAGTTGATTCATGTTGGTTTGTTGCATTTGCAAACGACGGGTTGGGTTTTTCCGCAACGTCTGGAAACCAAATGAGTGGAAACCAAGTTACCAATTGTATTTTTGTAGGCAACGGCGGGAATCAACTTTCTTTTGTTTATAATAATGATTTTCACATTTTAAATAATCAATTTGGTGCTTTAAGCGGAGTTGCTGCTGCGTCTATTGGCTGTTATTTGAACAACTCAAGCGCAGGGCTGTACACCGGAAACTATCACTGGTCAAATGTAATAGGATTTTTGGCTGTCTCCTGTAATTACAACACATATTCTCTCAATCGTTTTGAAATCAACAATCATCAGGGAGTATATTTCAATACAGGAGTTAAAAATCAATTTACCAACAACAAAATATACAGTAATTCTCAATTTGGAAATGGACTTTATGATAATGTTTATTTTATAGATTGGGCACAAGGAATTGTGGGCTTGAACCATGTCTTCAGATGGGACGCTACAAATTCTAAATGGGGCATGTATTTTGATAGCGGATGCAATGATGTTCAATTAAAAAACAACAAAGTTGGTTCGGATTCTTTTGGGGTTAGTTACGGGCCATACAATGTTGTTGCTGCGGATGATAGTAATGTCTACGGAGATTTTGAAGTTTTGTCTTGCACCACAGCTACTGTTCCTGCTGGCGTAAACATTTGGCTTGGGCCGGTTGGGCAGAATTATTCTGCTGGCGGGGCTATTTTTCAAGTTGGGAAACAATGTGAAATCTTGCGGCTTTGGGTAGGTGTTGATGCTGCTCCGGGAGTAGGAAAAAGTTTTACTTATACAATTTATTTAAACGGTGTAGCCACCGCTATGACGGGAACCATTTCGGGCGCTGGAACATATAGTGCGATTATATACAATACTACACCAGCAGTTTTGGTCCCGATAAATTCAACAATATCAATTTACCTTACAACTAGCGCGGGGGCGTCCGCAGCAAATCATAGATATTATATAGAATTTTTGGAATATTGAGATTTTTGCAAACGGAGCTTTAACAATGTCGTTCCCAGTCTCAGTCCCCTGCATCTTCGCTAATCAAAGCGGTGAGATTCCGCTATCGGGGTTAAATGCAAACTTCGCTGCTGTTGTGAACAGAATCAACGGCATATGTGACGGGGTGAATAGCCTATCTAATGCGACAGCTACAGCCAACCATAGCACTGCATCTAGAGCTTTGGCTAACCGCTTTGCGAATATGGTTATCGCTGGTGCTTAACGGATGAAAAATTGAGTTCTTGGTCTAGTTTCGCTATAATGCCTCTATCGAACGAGTAGGACTGCCCCATGAGCAATGTTCAAATCCCAAACCTTCCGGTTGCCATAGGAATCAATGGCACTGAAGAGATTGAAATTGTTCAGAACGGCGTTTCGCGCCGGACTACTACTGGTGCAGTGTCTGGGCTAACGCCAGGACCAACTGGCCCTGCTGGTGCTGTTGGTCCTACTGGCTCTATAGGCTTGACCGGTCCTACTGGTCCTACAGGCCCTACCGGTGTTGGCGCGCCCGGTTCTACTGGCCCCACTGGTCCTACTGGTCCTACTGGCCCCACTGGTGCAACGGGTAGTAATGGCCCTACAGGGCCTACTGGATTAAACGGCGCAACTGGTTCAACTGGTCCGACCGGCCCTACTGGCCCGACTGGTGTTCAAGGTACTACTGGCCCGACAGGCCCCACTGGGCCTACTGGCCCAACTGGTTTTGGTCCTACAGGCCCCACTGGTGTAACTGGCCCCACTGGCCCTACCGGTCCCACTGGAGCAACTGGTGCAGCATCTACCGTTGCGGGACCGACTGGCCCAACAGGCCCCACTGGACCTACTGGCCCGACCGGTCCAACAGGCTCTACTGGCCCCACTGGGGCTCCTTCTTCTGTCACCGGCCCTACTGGCCCTACTGGTCCAACTGGCGCAGCCTCTACCGTTTCTGGCCCAACCGGACCGACCGGCGCTCCGGGAACCCCCGGTGGCCCAACTGGTCCTACTGGTTTGGGAACTACTGGCCCGACTGGCCCGACAGGTCCGACAGGTGCTGCTGGCGCGGGCGGTGCGCTGGGGTATTACGGTTCATTTATAAGCACAACTGATCAATCGCTTGCGGCAAATACGCCCGGCGCAATGATCCTTGATTCGACTGCTGTTGAAGCTAATGGGGTATCTATTGCATCTAATGGATCTGCTTATACGCGCCTGACATTTGCTTATGCTGGTACATATAACATTCAGTTTTCTGCTCAATTACATAACACTGGTGGTGGCGGTTCCGGCGATGTTGTCCAAATATGGCTGGCTTATAATGGCGCATACGTCTCTAATTCTAATACGGATGTGACCGTCAACACAAATTCCCCATTTGTAGTTGCGGCTTGGAATTTTATCCAAACCGTAACTGCGGGTAGTTATGTGGAACTTTATTGGCAAACATCTAACGCTAATACAATTTTGGAATATATTTCATCTGCCGGGGGGACTCCTGCTATCCCCTCTTTGATTGTAACAGCCCAGCAAGTTATGTACACCCAAATCGGTCCGACCGGGCCAACGGGAGCAACAGGTCCAACTGGTCCCACTGGTGTTGCAGGGCCGACTGGCCCGACAGGCCCAACTGGTGTTCAAGGCGTTACTGGCCCTACGGGTTCACAAGGCATAACAGGCCCCACCGGCCCCACAGGCCCCACTGGTCCTACGGGTGCTGCTTCTACAGTAGCTGGCCCTACTGGCCCTACTGGGTCGCAAGGCATTACTGGCCCAACTGGCCCTACGGGCCCTACTGGCTCGCAAGGTATTACCGGTCCTACCGGTCCAACTGGGATAGTAGGCCCCACTGGACCAACAGGTTCAAATGGTATCACTGGCCCCACAGGTCCAACTGGCCCTACTGGCCCTACGGGCATTCAAGGAATAACAGGCCCGACTGGCCCAACTGGTCCAACCGGTATACAAGGCATCACCGGTCCAACTGGGCCTACCGGAATTGGCTATGCTGGTCTTACCAGTACAACTTCTACTACTATCGCCACTGGGTCTAAAACTTTCACCACAAATTTAGCCGCAACTGCTACTGCATTTGGTGTTGGTACTCGCGTTAGAATTGCATCGTCTGCTACTCCGACAAATTTTATGGATGGTCCAATTACGGCATTTTCCGCCAATAGCATGACGGTTGGTGTTGATTTTGTTGGTGGTTCTGGAACGATTGCATCGTGGAACATATCTGTTGTTGGGGCTATAGGCCCTACCGGCCCTACTGGTCCAACCGGCGCAGCATCCTCCGTTGCAGGTCCAACGGGTCCGACCGGTCTATCTGGTCCCACCGGCCCCACTGGCCCAACAGGTGCGACAGGTGCTGCTTCTTCTGTTGCTGGTCCAACCGGCCCCACTGGTGCAACAGGTGCAACCCCAGCAATTGGTGGCTCTAATACTCAAGTTCAATATAATAATTCGGGATCATTCGCGGGTTCTTCAAATTTTGTTTTTGATGGGACCAATGTTGGAATCGGGACGAGCTCTGCGGGCTACAAGTTGGCCATAAAAACAGCCGTTCAATATGATGGTTTAATTTTGTATAATAATACTTACACAGTTGGATATATGGTGGGGACTTCGGTTACCAATGACGATGGCCAGTTAGCGCTGAACTCTGCTGGCGTCAATAAAGTTAGCATCAGAGCAAACGGTAATTCAATATTTAACGGCGGAAACGTTGGGATTGGGACGAACTCTCCGGGCTACAAGCTACATGCATACAATTCCACTGCTTCGACTAGTACATCAATAACTGTTCAAGCCGCTGGAACTGGTTCAGATGCGGCGTTTTATGCAATAGGACCAACGGCATTTTCAATTCTTGTGTCTTATGCTGTAGGCGACACTGCACTATTAAATTCATATGCAACGGGTTCGTTGATATTGGGGACTCAACTTTCTGAACGCATGCGTATTGACTCCAGTGGTAATGTTGGAATTGGAACAAGTTCTCCAAGTTCATATGGCGTCGGTTTTACAGTGTTAACGGTAGACGGTAGCGTGACTGGATTGATAGATTGGAACTCTGCCGGTGTGCGCTATGGAAGCGCATACAATTATGGACCAGCATTCTACGTTGGCAACGCATCGAATAATCCATTCGTGTTGATGACTAATAATACTGAACGTATGCGTATCGATTCCAGCGGCAATGTTGGAATTGGGACAAGTTCGCCTAACGCCAGTGCAATTCTTGATGCTCAATCAACGACAAAGGGCGTCCGATTCCCTAACATGACTACAACGCAGAAAAATGCCATATCTTCGCCTGCTGCGGGTTTGGTAGTTTTCGATACTACGCTTGCCAAGCTGTGTGTTTATAGTGGTTCAGCGTGGCAGACCATCACTTCCGTCTAAGGAGAAAGCACAATGAGCATAACCAACACTTGGGTAATCGGGCAGATGGATTGCCGCCCACAAGCAGAAGGCCAAGCAAACGTAGTGTTCAATGTTCACTGGCGCGTAAACGCTACCGATGGCACATATAACGCTACTAATTACGGCGCAATAGGTGTCCCCTATACGGCTGATGAGCCCTACACGCCCTACGCCAATCTAACCCAATCTCAAGTCATTGGGTGGGTTCAGGCCGCGCTTGGTGCAGAGCGAGTTGCCAACATTGAAACTGGGCTTGCTAAGGACATCGCCAATCAAGCCAATCCTCCTGTAGTGACACCGCCTATTCCGTGGGCTATATGATGAAATAAAGGTTTTGCAAACAGGCAAAGAGGGGGTCTTATGCCATACAGTTCGGAGAGCGGTAAACCGTACATCAAAGACATTGTTTCGCGACTCAACCATGCCAGTATCCTTGATATTGGTTGCGGCAGCGGAACATATGGGAAAATGTTTCCCAATTCCCATAAAACGGGTGTGGAAGTTTGGCCTGCATACATCGAAAAATATGGGTTGAACGACATATACGACAACATCCATGTAGATGATATTCGGTCATGGACACCGCCCGCTTACTATGATGTGGCATTTGCGGGTGACGTTTTAGAGCATATGACCCGTGAGGAAGCCGTTGCGGTTTTTAACAAACTGCAATCCTGTGCGGACACTGTGGTTATCAGCATTCCTCTTGGTTACTATCCTCAAGGTGAGTACGAGGGAAACCCTTATGAGGCGCATGTTGTAGATAATTGGCAGGATGCAGATGTCCGTTCATATTTTGGAGAGCCAAATTACTACAAGATTGATAACGAGATTGGCGTCTACATCTACACAAAACAGCGCGCTAAGTTGAAGATTTGCGTCTATGCAATTAGCAAAAATGAAGCGCACTTCATCAAGCGGTTCTGCGAATCAGCCGCAGACGCCGACATGATCCTCATTGCAGACACGGGAAGTACAGATGGATTACCGGAAGAAGCTGCCAAGTATGGAGCGCATGTTCATCATATTTCTATCAGCCCATGGCGCTTTGATACCGCTCGCAATGCGGCTCTGGCTCTGGTGCCGAGAGACATGGACATCTGCATTAGCTTGGATATCGACGAAGTTCTCCAACCGGGCTGGCGGGAAGAAATAGAGCGCGTTTGGCAAGTTGGTATTACAACCCGTCTGCGCTACATGTTTGATTGGGGCTGCGGCATCCAGTTCTATTATGAGAAAATTCACGCCAAGCATGGCTACATGTGGCACCATCCCTGCCACGAATACCCTATCCCTGACGGCAGAATTACAGAGAATTGGGCGCAAACGGATATGCTTCTGGCTGTCCACATGCCTGATCCGACCAAGAGCCGTGGGCAGTACATGGACCTTTTGGAGCTTTCTGTACAAGAAGACCCTCAATGTCCGCGCAATGCGTTTTACTATGCCCGTGAATTGAGTTTCCACGCTCGATGGCAGGAAAGTATTGACGCATGTAAAAACTATTTGCAGCTTCCACGCGCTACATGGATGAACGAAAGGTGTTACGCTTATCGTGTCATGGGCCGCTGCTACAATGAGCTTGGCGATTGGGAAAATGCTGAAAAGGCATTCCAAATGGCTGCTTCTGAGGCTCCTAATACTCGTGAGCCGTGGTGCGAGTTGGCGCTTTTGTGTTACCGCCAGAACCGTTGGGAAGAATGCTTTGCCTATGCGATGCGGACCCTCCGAATCACTGATCGGGCGGCTGTTTACACCTGTGACCCAGCAGTGTGGGGCTATCAAGCGCATGACCTTGCAGCCATAGCCGCATGGAATCTTGGCATCAAGGATGTCGCGATCAAGCAGGGCCAGATTGCGTCAGACATGGAGCCGCACGACGAGCGGTTGAAGGCCAATCTGCAGTTCTACCGGGGCGATAAGAAAGCCCCCAATGTTGTACACTTCATCTATTTTGGCGGGGATGGCGCTCGCCCGTACAGCTATATCAATTATCTGGCTGTCAGGGCGGCGCATGATATCCAGAAGCCTGACGACATTGTTATGTGGTGCAACAAGCAGCCGATTGGAAACCCCTATTGGGAAGCCATTAGGCCCTATGTCACCATCAAGGAAGTAGTGGCTCCCACCACGCTTTGCGGGATGGAACTTAAGTATCAGCATTACCAGTCAGATGTGTTCCGCCTGCATACCCTGTATGAGCATGGCGGTATCTATCTTGATAATGACATGGTTCTGACCCAACCTTTGACGCCATTGCTGGACTTTGTGCCGGTTATGGGTGCGGAGCATCCGGGAGAACTTCAATCCATGTCCAATGCGGCCATCATATCGCCCCCTAAAGCCAAGTTCATTGAGATTTGGTTGGACCGGATGGCC